GGTGACTCGGGCTTCGATTTTGCCTGTTGGGTTTTCCGTTCCGTTTTGGGCCTCGACTGCTAGTCGGGCCTCGCATACCATTAGGTGTTTCTTTGTCATTGATTACCTCATCGGGTTCGACTTAGCGGCAACACGCGACTTGAACGCCGTGTGTACCCTGAAGCGGTATGGTGAGGACGACTACGAAACAGAGTTCAAGTTTTTCCTACCAGAGGACGGCTACAACCTGATTCCTAAACACTATGCGGACGTGTTCCGAGTTGCCCGTCAGTCCGGGATTCTCCACATAACCCCGGGTAACGTGATGGATGACCGGGAAATCAGCGACTACATCCTACAACAGGCGGCTATTTACGACATTAAGGAGGTCGGGTACGATGCTTACAACGCATCAAGCCTTGTAGCCCGCTTGAGCGAATCGGGAATGCCTGTTAAGCGTGTCGGTCAAGGTATGTCGGTGTTGAGCAATCCGTCCAAGCACGTTGAGAAACTCATCATGCAACATCAGATCAAACACAACGGCAACCCATTCGTTGGATGGCAACTAGGCAACTGCGAACTGTATGAGGATGTGAACGGAAACATCAAGATTCGTAAGAATGAGGCTGACAAGGCCGCCAAGGTCGATGGCATAATCGCCCTCATCATTGCGATGCACTGTTCACTTGATAACCCCACACTAAGTGGGTTCGGTTTCAGGGCTTTTTAAGGAAATTGTATGGAACTCAGAGGCATCCCCGATATTTTCAAACGGAAATCGGCGAAACAAGACGAATCCAACACTCTGTATGGACAGACGGCCCTCGGCAACAACGTTGTGTATCAGGGCAACAATAAACGCCCAACCGTCAACACGCAAATCCTTTATGTCACAACATCTAGCACGACTGATGCCGGACGCCCTGTAGACACATCGCTTTTGTCCCGGAACAGCACGGTCATGTCGTGTATCGCCACAAAAGCCCGGGCAATCTCACAGTTGCCTATTCGCATCATGTCAAAAAACGAAAAAGGCGAATTCGTTGATGCAATCTCAAGTGATTCTGTTGGGCCGCGAGATAAAGCCAAAGCCAAGTCTGTGTTAGCCCTGTTAGAGAATCCAAATAATTTCCAAAGCCAATATGAGTTTTGGTATCAGTGGATGATGTGGCACGAGATGTTAGGCGAGGCTTTCACCTTGTGGTGGAGAAAAGACCAGAAAAGCCCAACACAAACGCCATTGGAGATGTTCATTTTAGACAGCACGTTGATTGCCGTCACCATCACCGAAACACGCTACCCGTCATACCGACTTAGCACACCCTCATACGGTTTCAGCAAAGACCAACCCTTGGATTACTACCAAGTGATGCACGCTAAAGACGAGGCGTGGCAAGGTTCTGCCGGTTTCAACAAAGGCATTTTGGCCGCTGAACTGGTTGGCCTCGACCAAGACATCGACTTGTACGCCAACTATGTGATGCTGAACGGCGCGAAACCTTCCGGGATTTTTGTCACCGAACAAGTCATTCCTAACAGCAAATTTGAGGAAATTGCGTCCCGCTTGAAAGAGGCTTGGTCAAGCATGATTGGTAGCCAAAAGACCGACAAGTCTAAGCCCGGTCAGTCTATGTTGCTAGACCAAGGCATGAAGTATGAACCACTGCGGCCTCTGAACCTACAGGATACGGACCTTGCGAACCTCAAGATGCAGACAATGAAGCGCATCTGCGGCCTCTACGGTGTGCCATCGGCTATGTTGGGCATCGGTGAGTCTAAGTACAACAACACACAGACGATGTTGGACGAGTTTTACAAAAACACAATGTTCCCAATCCTGGTGAACGTCCAACAGAAACTGAAGCAACAGTTGTTCAACGGCTATCCAAACTTGTACGTTCAATTCGACACAAACGATTACCTGAAGGGTGCGCCACTCGACCAAATGAACTTTGTGAAGGCCGGTGTTGACGCGGGCATCTTGACGCCTAATGAAGCGCGGGAATACCTCGGCAAGGCCCGTGTTGAAGGTGCTGACGAGTTGGCTACATCGTTCACAGCGGACAAACCCATCCCGGGAACGTCCCCACAGGACACTGGTGGCGGCGGCGGCAATCAGACAAGAAAAGCAAACATTGGAAAATAATGTCACTGATTTTCAAATCGGTGGTAGCATATTTGGCAACGTACACGCCACATGAGGTCCCGCCTGTTAAACGTGGGCGGCCTCCAAAGAAAATACATGACATTGACCGAACACCAGTCGATGAGGTAATCAATGACAAAGAAACACCTAATGGTATGCGAGGCCCGACTAGCAGTCGAGGCCCAAAACGGAACGGAAAACCCAACAGGCAAAATCGAAGCCCGAGTCACCACTTGGGGTAAGCGTGAAGGGGCAGATGGTCGCCGTTTTTGGTATAAACCCGAAGGCTTCATGGATTGGGCCAAAGAATTCCAAGCCGGTGGCAGACCCCTGCCAATGTTTGTAAACCACTCAGCAGATGAGATTCCTGTTGGCGAATGGACAAGTTTTGAGTTTGATGATGACGGTATGACCGCATCAGGCCGCTTGTACATGAACACGACCAAGGGCCAAGACCTGTATCGTGTTATGAGCGAGTCGCCCAACATGTTTGGCGGTGTTTCTGTTGGCGCATACGCAAACGAATACTGCTACCTCAAAGAGGACGGCACAGTCTATCCCGCCGGTTCAGGCGACTACGACTATTGGGAAAACGGATATTTTCAAATCACAAAAGGCGGCCTAAGTGAGGTGTCTGTCGTGATGTACCCCAACAACAAAGAGGCAGAAATCAGCAAGTTGGAATGCTTCCGACCTGATGGCTCTGTCGATTTAAGCGTTTTGGAAAAAGCCCTGCGGGATGTAGGTCTGACCAAAAGGGATGCGGTCACGTCCGTGTCCATTCTCAAGAAGGCTTTGGAACAGCGGGATGTTGCTCCTGAGTCAATTGAAAACTCGGACACACGGAGTGATTCTGCTGTGGAAGTGACCCAAGACGAGTTGCTTGTTGCCCTTGAAAGGCGCGAACTGCTCAAAACCCTAGAAACCCGATTGAAAGGTTAATCATGAAAGAAGTCATCGAAAAGTTAGACGCTATGGACGTCAAGCAAGCGGAAAGCATTGCCGCTATCGAAGCAAAAATCCCTGCGGCTGTTGAGGCTGTCAAGGCTGAGTTTTCTGAGTTGGTCGCCAACTTGGAAGCCAAAGTTGCCGCTGTGCAAGTCCCTGCTATCCACAAAGAAAAAGCCAAGTCTGTTCGCTCTGACGTAAACCGTCACGTGCGTGAGCAGTTGAAACAAATGGTTGACGGCAAGTCTTCATTCGAGAAACAACTGCAAATTTTTGCTGACGAATCTCAGATGCAAGCGTACCTGTCTGAAGCCTCTGCCCTGACAGGCGGCGGTGACGGCAAGGGCGGTCGTACAGCGTATGACCCCGTGTTTGCCGCTTTGCGTTTGGCTAATCCTTTGCGCGGCGTGTCACGCACTGTTGCTACTGATGGCTCAAGCTACCAGTTCCGTGTTAAGACAGGCAACGCAGGTGCACAGTGGGGCTATGACATTCAAAACAACGGTACGCCAACAACTGAGAACACCAGTATTTGGCAAATCGTGTTGAAGGACATCAACGTTCAATTCCCAATCCGTACAGCGGCTTTGGACGACATTGATGGTTTGGAAGCAAACGTTGTTGACGACATGTTGGCTGAATTCGCACAGAGTGAAGCCCTCTCCATGATTCAAAATAACGACCAGACCGGCACAGGCTCTACATCAGCCTATGGTGGCGCGGACGGATTGCGAGGCCTCGACCAATATCCCGGTGCTAACAGTTCATACGCCGGTGGTACAACGTCAACAGCCGCATTCGGTTCCTCTGGTACTGGCTCAACAAGCGGCTTGCACAGCCTTGCCACATACGACCAGTTGACAACCAACGCGAACACCGTTGGCGCAAACAACATTACCTACAATGACGTAATCAATTTCATCTACGCATTACCTCAGCAGTACTGGACCGACAGCGCAAAGTTTGTCATCAGCCCAATCCTGTTGAATGCAATCCGTGCATTGAAAGATGACAACGGCGCACCTATCTTCAATCGTAATGAAGGTTTGTCTGTTGACGGTATCGTTGGCAACCTGTTGGGCTTTGATGTTGTTGTTAACAAATACGTTGACACTCCCTCACAGACCACTACTGGTACAGCCGGTACAAACAGCTTGTACCCAATGTACTTCGCTGACTGGTCACGTTTCCACACAATCATTGATCGTTTGAACATGGTTATGCGCAGATACGACCAGACACTCCCCGGCTACATAACTTTCTTCGGGGAAAAACGTTTGGCAACGAGCGTGCGTGATCCTAATGCAGGTGTCCGCTATCGTTCAACAGCCACTGCGACCTAATTGCAGTGCCATTGGTGGGGGCTTCGGCCCTCACCTTTTTTGCTTCATCTTCACGGGAATGACCATGACAAAAACCGAACAAATCCTGAATGCCATCAAAACGGCAATTACCGAAAATCGTCCTGTCACAATCGACTTGAAAGAGGCCAGTGGCATCACTGGTTCAGGTTCCGGTGTCGGCGGTCGCACCGTGTTTGATGATGCGTTCGCGGCCCTGCGCTATGCCAATCCTTTGCGTCAAGGTGCACGCGAAATTTCCGTTGCAGGGTCTGATGCACAGTTTGTCGCAAAAACCGGTAACGCCGCAAATTCGACAAATCCTTGGGGCTACACTTTCACGCCCAACTCAGGCTCACCAAATATCAACACAAGCATTTGGCAGTTGCCAGTGCGTGTGTTAACGGCTCAGTTGCCCGTCCGTTCTGCCGTGTTGTCAGACGTGAACGGCCTTGAAGCCACAATCGCTGAAGACCTTGCACTTGAGTTCTCACAGCTTGAAGCAACCTCTATGGTTCAAAACAACGACCAAAGCGGAACTACAACAACCTCTACCGGTGGTACAGATGGCTTACGTGGCCTTGATAGTTACACATCCGGTGCTACAAGCGCGTTTGGCACTTCTGGCACGGGCATTACAAACGGTATTCACACGATTGCTACAGTGTCCTTGGGCGGCACTGCTGTCACCTACAACAAGATGACAAACATGGCTAATGCGTTGCCATCACAATACTGGGCAATGCCCGGTACTGCTTGGCACATCAGCCCCACAATGATTCAAACCTTGCGCCAGTTGAAAGACACAGCGGGCTTGCCATTGTTCTTGGAGTTGGGCGAAAAAGACGGCGCGGCTATCGGTCACGTGTTCGGTTTCCCTGTAATCCCAAACCCGTACCTGACAGACGCATTTCCAGTCTACCTTGCTAACTGGCCTCGATTCCTCACCATCGGTGATACAGAGATGATGACAATTCAAGGTTTTGACCAGACACAACCCGGTTTTGTGACAATGTTCGCTGAGATGCGTATGGTAAGTACTGTGCGCGACCCGTTCGCCGGTGTGCGTATGTCTGCCGCCTAACAGGAGGCTAAATGGCAAATGAACAAGTCGGATATTTGAACTACGGTGCGCCAACACGCAACCCGTTCAACTACGAAAAATTCCAACAGATTAGTCGTGATACTGTCACGGCTTGGTTGACCCTTGACGAGATCACTCAACAAATCAACTTGTTTGATGACGAGAGTCAGGATTCATACCTTTCATCTTTGGAAGTCGCTGTTAGGTTCGCCATTGAGGACTTTTTGGGAATGTCAATTTTCCCAACATCGTATCGAGTTTGGTACAACGCCGCGAGTCTGTATGGAACGCCGTTGACACTCGACTTGCCCGCTGTTAGTCAAGATTTTGACCCATCACAATCAGGCGTGACAGTCGATGCGGTGAAGTATTGGACCGATGACAACCCGCCAACACTGGTGACTGTCGCAAGGGACCAATACTACTATGACCCGTCCGGCAACAAGGTCGTGTTAGCAAGTCTGCCTAGCAACTTGAACAACTCGATGACTTCGCCTGTGTTTTGTGAGTACACGACAGCGGCAAATCCTTTGTCCAACTACCCCGTTATCAAGCAAGCGGGCCTGTTGTTGTTCACACATTTGTACAACAACCGAAGCAACACGACAGAAGTACAGTTGAAAAACATTCCTTTTGGCGTGGAAGTCCTGTTGCGCCCATACAAGCCTTTGGTGATGTAAATGTCAATCAAACGGTACGAAAACATTACGATCAACAAACTCACGTTTGAAAAAAACGGGTTTGGCGAACAAGACACAACACAAACAAAATGGTTTGTGACACGTGGTGTTGTGGGTGATGTTGCGAACAGTTTGAAAATCAGCGAGAAATACCGGTTGTATCAGGACATGGTTAATTTCACGTTAAATTACACACCCAACATGAAGACTATCGTTGACAGTCAAAATCTCTACTCAATCACTTGGCGAGGTCACGACTGGCGCATTACGGATGCCCGTGAGGGTAATGACCGTATGTCAGTGAAATTCCTTTGCTACAGAACAGACCCTGTGACGGCGGTGTAATGGCACAACTCAATCCAATCATTGTTGGCGAGGCCTTTCAATACCAACTGCAAAGCATTGTGGGTTCAATCCCTGTGTATGCCGTTTTCAACAGAAATTTTGCAACAGAACCCGAGTTTGTGACATGGCAGATGCGAAACTTTCATCAGCCTGTCTACACGGGTCAAGACAAAAACAACACCGGCATCAACACGCCGACATTCCAAATCTCTGTCTTCACTCAGCGGATTGATAGAGGTTTCACAATTTCAAATGAAATACTACAATCATTACACGGGTACAGTGGTCAGTTTGGGAGTTCCCAAGATGGCTTCTACCTGTCTAAGGCTGATGTAAATTGGCTGTATGACGGGTACGACAACGAGGAAAACTTGGCTCAGGTTTTCATGGATTGCACGTTGTACCTCCAAACCTGACAAGACAAGATTGCTCAACAAACTTTTCAAAGGAAACCATCATGGCTCTAATCAATCAAGTCCTACCCGGTTATGTAGCAACCCTGTGGTGTCAGACTGGCGCAACGCCAACACCCCTGACAGACGCTCAGTTGTCAACATGGACTGGTCAAGTCGCAGACATCATCGGCACTGCCGCCGGTGGTACTGGTACAGACGGCATTCTCGTGCCTGTGGAGGTGATTCCTCCATTCGGTGCTGACGATGCTGTTGCCGCTTACTCAGTGGCGGGTGCACGTACTGGCGCGAAAATCACAACGCAGAATCAACCAACTTCAATGTCAATCACTGCGGCTTGGAACCCTGCTAACACGGCTCAGTTGCTGATTCGTGAAGACGGTTACAGCGGCTCTGTTGTTCGTACATACGTTGTTGCCGTGTATGACGGTACTAACACCGTGGCATACGCATTCAATGCGCGTGTTGGCGGCATGACATGGGACATGAACACGAATGCTGAAGGCAAATTTAACTTCACTATTCATCCTGTAGGCGGCGAGTCATACGGTTGGTCAAACAACACCTGATTTTGCCATTTAGCCCCTGCCTACAAAGGTGGGGGCATTTTTTAAGATAAAACACTATGGAACCGTTCGAGATAAACAGCCGGGATGACATTCTTGCCTATGTCGTTGCAGAGGCTGAAAAAGGCAACAAACAGTGGTTTGGGTTCTTGCAACAGAAGATGACAGGCATCAGCCTCGTTCATCAGATTGCGGCCCGACACGCAGACAAGTTTACCCCTGACGAAATCGTGGACTACGTGAATCGACTGAACAACTCGATTTTCAACCGCATGATTAAGCCGGGGGCACTATGACATTTGCATCGAAACTAGGCAACAATTACGAGTCAATCCGGGCCGCATCCCGGTACAAGACCATCAAAATCAATATCAACGACACGCCGTTTGAATTGAAGGTCCGTATCCCGGTCAAGCGCGAACTGGAAGAAATGACAGCCGAAATTTCAAGCCCTCCCATCGAGTTGGTTGATGCCATCTACGAGGAACTGTCAGCACCCCTGCTGAAAACCTTGCAAGATGCTGACGAGGGCTTTTTGGCGGCCTTGAATTCCGAGTCCGAAAAAATCAAGGTCACGGACAACGATGTGGTTGTCGAAGGCAATTCCATCCGTCAGGTTTCACATTTAACGGCAATCTGGCACACGCAGGTGCAACGATATTTTGGGTTGTTGCAGTCAGCTACAGGCGAACCAATAAACGAGTCCTACGCAGAAATTGCTGAAGAATTCCCGGAAGCTGTAATCAAGGAAATCATCGAGAAAATTGATTCAGCAATCCGGCCCAACTACAAAGACGCAAAAAAAAACTGAGGCGGTCATTGCGGGACCAAGTACGGGCCGCAATGATTTTCCAAGGCCACACGGTCCAGTCCGTGGATGAAATTGACGAGGAAACTTTCTCAATGATATGCGTCATGTATGCGGACGGTGTTGTTGGGGGCAAAGGCGTGTTTGAAGCCCTGACACCCCTGACAACGGCAGTTTTCAACTACATGAGAAAACCGGAATCACCGGCTTACAAACCCACACAGATTTTCCCTTGGGTCGTAGAATACGAGCAGAACCCGGACCTTGAAAAAGACAAGGTTCAGGATGGTCTGTTCGGTTTCATGTCACAAGCACCCGGTTTCAGCATGGAGAAATTCAATGGCGGTGATTCAAAGTTACACGGTTGAAGGTTTCCCGGAGTTGTTTGCCGCGATGGACGGCCTCAAAGAGGAAATCGGCAAGCAAAAAACCGACCGTCTGTGGCGTGAGGCTTTGACGGCGGCTATGCAACCCGTGTTGAAGGCGGCTCAAGCGGCGGCTCCACAAGACACCGGACAGTTGGCTCAACACATTTACCTCAAGGTCCAACGCCCACAACGCCGTGACAAGACAAGCAAGTATTACGATGGCGAGGCGTACATGGCGCGGGTTTCTGTCAGCCCCATCCGGGAGGACACAAAGGACCATTTCACGCTTAACAAGCGCGGAAAATTCCAACACGTTTACCGCAACAAAAAGCCTGTTGCCGTGTCACAAGAGTTTGGCAATGCACGAGTACAAAGACAACCGTTCATGAGGCTGAGTCTTGAGAACAATGCTAGGTTGGTGACAAGTATCCTTGAGGCAAGGTTGCGAAACGTCATTACTGAAGTGGCAAAGGCTAAAAATCGCCGTATAGCGGCGGGAGGAAAATAATGGCAACCATTGGTTCACTATCGGTCAAACTAGGCCTTGTCACGGTCGAGTGGGACGCCGCCACTGAGAAGGCAAAACGTCAAGCCAAAGACCTACAGACAGCGTTCAACAACCTTGGGGCCGGTTTCAAAAAGGCGTCCGATATGTGGCGCGACTTTGGCGGCATTATTGGGACCGTAGGCATTGCCGGACTGATTCAACAGACAATCCAACTCACAGCGGAAATCAAGGACCTCTCAGAGGGCTTTGGCATCACTGTTTCGCAGACACTGGCCTTCCGGGATGCGCTGATGGGGGCCGGTGCTGATGCGGCGAGCGCGGGCAAGATGATGTCAACGTTGTTCGCCAAGATTGACGATGCTCAACAGGGCAACGACAAGGTTGTGGCTCAGTTTGAAAAACTCGGCATCACGTTCAAGGAAATCAAGTCAACAGACCCGTATGACATGATTCTGCGAGTCGCTCAAGGCTTTGACCAAATTACCAACAAGGCTGAAAAGGCCAAATTGGTGAAAGAGTTTTTCGGCAAGGCGGGTATCCAGTTGGATATCAAAGAAGTGTCCGCTGTACTGGCTGAAGGCACAGACCGGTTTGACAAGTATGCTGAAGGCATTAAGGCTGTTGGGCAAATCAGCGACAACCTCGCCAAGAATTTTGAAAACCTCAAGATTGCTTTTGCGCAACTCATGGCTCCATTCGCTGACAGTTCAGTGGTGAAGGTCGAAACATACCTCAAGATTCTTCAGGCACTAGCGGCGGGAGGAATCGCGTTCGGCATCATGAAGATTGCTGTGGCCTTCTATGAGTTGAGCAAAGCCATCCTTGCGGCGCGGGCGGCGGGTGCTTTGTTCAATGCGACTGTTGGTAGCACAACACCTATCGGCATCGCCATTAAGCTGTTAGCGGCGGGCGCGGCGGCAATCGTGTTCTTTGCGGGCGGTTCGCCTGATTCTGTCAAGGCCCCAACAGGCGCGGGCGGTTCAGAAGCCGGTGCGGACGGTTCAACTGACGGTGAGTCGGCAAGCACCAAAGAGGCTTTGAACAAGCGCAGTCAGGTACAGTTAACACGCGAGTTGACAAAACTCGATATGCAACGCGCCAAGATTCAAGCGGACTTTTTGAATCAGGACCAGTTACACAATCAGCTTGCCCTGTCAGAAATTTCCATGAAGGAAAAACTGTTACAGATTGACCAAAAACTTGCCAACGAGTTGCGGTCAATGGGCGATGACGCAAGCAAAGACCTTATCACGCAAACCAAAGCCCTCGCACAAGCGGAAAAAATCCGTGTTGTAGAGGCCGCCTATGACAATGAACAGTTGTTGCGGGCTAAAAACCTGTATGAAGTCAAACAGAAAATGTTTGAAAGCGAGATGAACTATCTGCGTTCACTCGGGAATACTGGTGCGGACTATGAGCAAGAAACGCCGGAACAAATTAGACAAGCAGAGGACGAGCGAATCAGGGCGCGACTAGGGTTGTCCAACCAAGTGAAAGAAACCGCAAGGCTCACCGATTTAGACAACAAGCGACTGGAATTCTCGAACAGTCAGATGATGCTTGACGAGCGTCAGGTGAATTTGGCAATGGAACGGTATGACCTTGAGGCCAAGATTGCCGACTATCGCCGCGAGGCAATGGCTAAAGGCGAAACAAATCAAACTGTTATTGAGGCTATGGTGAGAACTATGCGCGAAGCCGGTGAGGAAACAATCCGCTTGAAGCAACAGACGATTGACACACAGCGCACGTTTGAATACGGTTGGACACAGGCTTACAACAGCTTTATGGACAGCGCAACCAACGCCGCCAATCAAGGCCGCGATGTGTTCAATGCCTTCACAAACAACATGAACTCGGCAATCGACAATTTCGTCAAGACCGGCAAAATGAGTTTCAAGGACCTTGCCCGTAGCATCATCGCAGACCTGATTGCCATTCAGTTGAAAGCCTCGGTGTTAGGAATGTTCCGTGGCCTGAGTAGCATTTTTTCTTTTGGCTCTGGCGGCTCAATGATTGGCGCGGATTATTCGCTGTCTACCGGCTCAAGCTATGGCCTCAAAGGACGAGCATCAGGAGGCGATGTGTCGAGCAACACGCCGTACATCGTGGGCGAACAAGGCCCTGAGTTGTTTGTGCCAAACCGTTCCGGCTCAATCATCCCCAATCACTCGTTGGCGAGTTCTATGGGCGGCAGTACAAACGTGACAAACGTCAACATCAACGCAATCGACACAAAGAGTTTCGAGGACCGTCTGATGAACAGCCCCAACGCAATTTGGGCGGCAAATCAATACGCCAACAAGTCGTTGGCAATCGGTCGTGGGAGGTCGTAATGGCGGGGTTTCAAACAATTTTTGAGATTCAACAGAACATGACGGTGAACAACCGGCGTACTGTTGGGCAACAAGTCGCAAGGTCAGGCTACATCACTGTGGCTCAGTACCTTACGGCTGTGCCTTGGGTGTTTACCGTTCAGCCTCACGAATACTTGTACTACCCGCAAGTCCGGGATGTTATTCAATCAATTGACAATGCTGACCGTCAAAATCCTGAAACGATTGTTTTCAACAGCGCAAATTTGTCTTGGTTCACGAAGATGCAAGGCACGGCTACAGCGGCGACATTAGCGGCAACCCCTGCGGCAAACTCTCAGACCTTGTCATTGACTTCCAATGGAACATACAAGGCGGGTGATTTCATCATGATAAACGGCTACACGTACAAGGTGACTGCCGATTCAGCCGGTTCAACCGTTTACATACACAGGCCTGTCATAGGTGCGCCAACATCCGGGACTACGGTTTATTTGGGGAATGCTTGCACGTTCACTGTTGTAGCAGAGGCTTGCCCAACATATACTTTGAACCCAATGGCTGACGGTGCTTATGTACGTTGGGACCAACCATTCGTGTTTAGGGAATACATTACATGACAACTATCAATGCTGTTAATTCGGCCTCCATACGTCACGCTGAATTCGTCAAGCTATCTGTAGGCAACCCAGTAACAAGCACTTACGCATTTTGTAATGCGGCGGGGGCCGTGACTGTCAACGGCACAACGTTTTCAAACCTTGGGGCTTTGTTGAGCGTTGGTGACGTACAGCGCGACATTAAAGCAACATCTGACGATATGACAATCCAGTTGACTGGTATTGACCCAACGAACATTGCTTTGATTCTTGGTAGCGACATCAAGGGTTCCCTGATAGAGGTTTGGCGAGGTTTCCTCGATTCCAACAATCAAATCATCACAACGCCTACACAGCAGTTTTTCAAACGCTACCAAGGCATCATTAACAATGTTGCAATCACCGAGGACTTCAACACAGAGGCGCGTATTCGTGTTGCCACTTGTTCAATTTCCTGTAGTTCAATGCGCCGCATTCTTGAAAACAGAATTTCCGGGATTAAAACCAACACAAGCAGTTGGCAGTTTTTCTACACGGGCGACACATCTATGAACCGTGTTCAGGAAATTTCAAATCAGTTTTTTGATTTTGGCGCACCTCCGAAATCTCAGACACAAAGCGGTAGCGGCAACGGCAACACAGTCAGCGATGCCTCTACAACATCAGGCGGCGATGCCCCATGATTCGACTGGCCTCAAGGTACGACATTCCAAGGTTGCTTGAAATCGTGGAGGCATATTCGTATGAGAACCCTGTTGACGCTCTTGGGAAAACCAACAATCATTTTCCCCAACACGTTGAACAACTGTTGTTTTCTATCATTCAGGGTCGAGGTTTCATTTACATAGACAATGATATGACAGGGGCCTTGATAGCGATAAAGCAATCCAACGTGTGGTCGCCGTCTGTTAGGGAACTACATGAATTGCTCTGGTGGGTTGAACCCGAACATCGCAACGGAACCATTGGGGGCCGCTTGTGGAAGGCTTTTGATAAAACCGCAACAGAGATGTTGAAAGAGGGAACCGTCAATGTCGTGTACACATCTGTGTCTGCGAACGGCCCGTTGATTGATTACACGACAAGAGGCTACAAGCCTGTTGGTGCTAGTTTTGCGAAGGAATAAAAATGGTCAGCACGTTGCTAGTCCCTGCGTTTATTGAAATCGGTATGAGTGCCGCTGTTGCGGCGTTCTCAGCTAATTTCGTTGTTTCTTATGCGTTGTCTTTTGTTGTTAATCGCGTGTTCGGTAGTGAACCCCCAACACAAACTGACAACGGTGTAAGACAGCAGATTCCTCCAAGCACTACCAACGGCATACCAATGGTCTATGGTGATGCTTACTTGGGCGGTACGTTTGTGGATGCGGTCCTGACAGAGGACCAAAATCAGATGTATTACGTTTTGGTTGTGAGCAGTCTGAGTGAGGACGCAACAAGCACATTTACGTTCAACACGGACGATATGTACTACGGTGACAGGAAAATCACGTTTGATAGCACAGACCTTACCAAAGTCGTTATGTTGACTGACGAGGCCGGTAATGACGATGAAACTATCAGCGGCAACCTCTACATCAATCTGTACAAGTCAAACTCAGCCGGAACGATTGTCCCGGTCAACTCGTCTGTCGCGCCTAGCACCTTGATGGGCGGCTCAGACATTGCTGTTGCTCAACGTTGGGCTTCGGCTAACAGGCAGATGAATGGTTTGGCTTTTGCTATCGTCAAACTTACATACAGCCGGGAGGCACAGACAACAAGCCTTCAGCCAATCACGTTCTATGTCAGCCAGTACCTCAAGGGTTATGACCGGGCACGTCCCGGTGACGTTTGGTATGACTACATGACGAACCCGTACTATGGCGGTGCAATCGACAGTAGTTATGTTGACACGACAACCCGTGACACGCTCAACACATATTCGGATGAATTGATTACGTTCACAGATAGTGACGGCAACCCTGCTACACAGCGAAGATACAAAATCAACGGCGTGTTGAATGCGGGCGAAACCGTATTGAACAACGTTGACAAAATCCTAATGGCCTCTGACAGTTGGATGGCTTATCAGGCCGTGTCAGGAAAATGGTCAATCATTATCAACAAAGCAGAAACAACAGCGTATGAGTTCAACGACAACAACATTGTTGGAGATATTCGTGTTAGCGCGACTGACATTACAAGTTCAATCAATCAGATTGAGGCCAAGTTTCCTTTCAAAGGCAACCGGGATCAACCGGACTATGTAAACATCAAGACCCCTACAGGCCTGTTGTATCCCAATGAGCCAGTCAACAAGTACAGCATCTCGTTTGACCTTGTAAATGATTCTGTTCAGACTCATTACCTCGCCAACAGGATTCTTGAGCAAGCCCGTGAGGACTTGATTGTTTCTTTCAACACAACGTTCTACGGCATTCAGGTAGATGCGGGCAACGTAATCTCTGTCACGAATGCTGATTACGGTTGGACAAATAAATTGTTCCGTGTAATGAAGGTCAATGAAGTCGCTTTGGCAGACGGAAACCTTGGGGCGCGACTTGAGTTGAATGAATACAACGCACAAGTTTATGACAATCAAACCATAAATCAATTTGCGCCAATCCCTAACAGCGGCCTTGCATCACCGGGATTTTTCTCTGCATTGTCTGCACCTACCGTGACAGGGTTCCCAACTGTTGCTGTACCTCACTTTGACGTTCAAGTTTACATAGCGGCTACTGGTAGGATTACATACAGCAATCTGTATTACACAACGTCACCAACGCCAGTCATTTCCGACTGGAAATTGTTGGGCACGGCTGAAAGTGCAAATTCACAGCCCGTTGTCAACAACACTTACTACACGTTTGGCAATCAAATCTTAGGTGCGGGAACGTATTATTTTGCCTACAACGTTGGTAACGACATTAGTCAATCGGCACTCAGCCCTAAAAGCGCGGCCTTTGTGTGGGCACCTGTTGCGGGAACGGGTCCAACGGGTCCAACGGGTTCGTCTGTTACTGGACCAACGGGTGCAACGGGCACAACGGGTCCTACTGGTGCATCGTTAACGGGGCCAACGGGTCAAGCGGGATTACAAGTCGCAAGACCGGCTGTTTACCAATGGGCCTTGTCAACACCGTCCATATCGGGTTCCTCGACTTACACATGGGCAACAGCTTCGTACACGGCCCCTAGCGGATGGTCAACGACAATCACTGCGGCTCCAAGTGCAGGGTTTATTTTGTACACGGCTACGGCAACTGTCACGGATGTGGCTACGGCAACAAGCACGGCTTTCAGTTGGACAACGGCAAGTATTGTTGTGTCAGGCTATGCCGGAACCAATGGCGCAACCGGACCCACAGGCGGCGCGGGCGCGACTGGACCTACAGGCGGCTCTGGGGCTTCTGCGCGGATTATGTATGCGCGTATTGCAAGCAACCCTGTGCCTGTTACCGGCACGGTCACTGTCAGCGGTGACAACAAACCATCAGGCGCACAAGGAAGTGCTGTATGGGGTGCGGCGTTCAATGTAACTTGGTACGACAACGACCCTGACCCTTCAAGCAACAACTCGTTGTATCAGGCTGATGGTATCTACAACGGCACAAGCACGTTTTGGTCTACGCCATACATATCTGCTTTGAAAGTGGGTGCTTTGTCAGCGGTTTCGACTAACACCGGAAGTTTGACCGTAAGTGGAACATTACAGTCCAATACTGCGGCTATCAGCGGAACAACAATGACCGGTTCGGGCGGCGTGTTGTATGCGTCAGGCAATTTTGCTTTTGGTAACAGCACAACCAATATTGCTTTCAACGGGTCACAGATGACTTTGAACGGCAATGTTGTAGCCACAACGAACATCAATGCTAACGCTGTAACAAATGCTAACAGCGCATACACGGGTGGCGGCATCAGTATTTCAAAAGATGCGGCTGTAGAAACAACGGTGCAATCAGTGGTTTTGACTTGTAGTGGTGAACGGGTTTTCGTTGCAACATCCGGTCGAATTGAACTTGGCTACAACACTGTTGACAACGTTTATGAAGATGTTATTGCTGTTCTATACATCGACTCACTGGCTCTTGACTACGCTTGGAACTCGATGAATTTTTCTTACAGCGGGATACCACCTGCGGGGACTTTTACTTTCAGTGTCAAAGTTCATGTTGCTTCAACATACTCAACAGGCTCAAACGGGATTGCCTCTAGCAGATCAATGTTTGTCATGGAAACAAAACGATGAAATACACGATTTACAACACGACAACAGGCGAAATATCGCGGGTTGTAATTTGCAACGACCCACAAGAACAACTTGGCAACGGCGAGTCTTACATTGACGGAGATTATTCAGACATTGAATACCAAATTGTTAATGGCGAGGCTGTAACAAAACCAACACCGGTATTTGACGCTGAATCGGCGGCTGTTGCTATTCGTATTAAACGTAACAAGCTGTTGCTTGCAAGCGATTACACACAGTTGCCTGACAGCAAAGTCAATAAGGATGTTTGGGCGTCCTATCGAGAGGAATTACGGAACCTGACACAACAATCAGGGTTTCCGCAAAATATTGTTTGGCCCGTTGCCCCAAATTAAGGTTTGTGGCTAAAATCATCAAAAGACAAGAAACCAATGGCCCGCGAGTGCGCGGATGTTCTACCTGAGTACAGGGAACGCTATGGCGATTTTCAACAAGAATACTCTTGCGCAAGTAAGCGGTTTTGACAACCCAATTTTGGCCGGTGAGCTAGTTTGGGACCAACAGACGTATTGGAACCTCACTTTCCAAACCCCTTCCGCTGTGGATATTGACCTAACAGGGGCCACTATCAGCGCACAAATCGTTCGCAGACAACTTAGCAACATAACAGACACACGTTATGGGCTGACGTTTGACATCTCAAACTATCGAATCACTCCACCGTCAATTCCTTTGACCATTACAAACTTTGACCCTTTACAGGGAAGTTTCACATTGGTAATTGACGCCGGTGCTTGGTCCTTAATGGCTACAGACCCTGAACTGAATATCAACGCTGTAGATTGCGTTGGCTACTCAGGTCGTGTCAAGGTAAGCCTTCCCTCAGTAGGTTCAACACCCGCTGATGATTTAATCATTTTCCTTCTGTTTTTAGTCCGTTCTGATGGGGTAATCGTATTATGAGCACAGTATCCGTACAAACTGGTAGCAACATTATCCTGAAGGTCGACAGGGGTGTTCAGGGTCCAACAGGCCCTACTGGTCCCGCAAATGGACCCACCGGCTCCACAGGACCCACTGGCGCAACTGGACCCACTGGCGCGACCGGACAAGGCGTGCAAATCAAGGGCACGGTAGCGACCGTTCAGAATTTGCCTTCAACAGGCAACGTGACTGGTGACTCATACATCGTTGAAGCGGACGGTGATCTGTACGTTTGGTCCGGGACGGCATGGAACAATGCCGGTCCTATTGTTGGCCCAACAGGAAGCACTGGCCCAACAGGTCCTACTGGTTCAGCCTCCACTGTTGCCGGCCCTACAGGACCACAAGGCGTACAAGGTAACACTGGAGCCACAGGACCGACTGGCGCGGCTTCAACGGCTGTTGGCCCGACTGGACCTACCGGCACACAAGGCATTCAAGGAAATGTCGGACCCACCGGGCCACAAGGCGTGCAAGGCATTCAAGGAATTCAGGGCGACTTGGGACCCACTGGACCTACTGGCGCGGCCTCCACAGTAGTTGGACCTACTGGCGCAACCGGCGCGGCGGGTTCCGTTGGACCTACAGGCCCCACTGGCGCAACTGGCGCGGATTCGACTGTTGCCGGTCCAACTGGCCCAACTGGTGCGCAAGGTGTTGGCGCAACCGGACCAACTGGAACACAAGGCGCACAAGGCAATATTGGCCCCACAGGACCGCAAGGCATACAAGGCGAAACCGGAAATGTTGGCGCATCAGGCCCAACAGGACCCACAGGCTCTGTTGGCTCCACAGGAAATGTTGGACCTACGGGACCTACTGGTGCTGATTCGACTGTTGCGGGTCCCACAGGACCTCAAGGCGCACAAGGCATTCAAGGCGTACAAGGCAATGTCGGCCCAACAGGAAGTCAAGGCGCACAAGGCAACGCCGGACCTACTGGACCCACAGGCGCGGCCTCTACAGAAGTTGGCCCAACAGGTCCGACCGGTGCTACTGGTGCGGCATCTACCGTTGCCGGCCCAACAGGTCCTACTGGTGCGGCGGGTGCTGATGGTTTGTCATCATCTTTTTATCAATATCAATCTGACGCAAACCAAACATCGGGCACACCCACTTCCGGTCATGTGTATTGGAACAACGCGACACAAACATCTGCCACAAATTTGGTTTTCAGTCATCTGACAAGCAATGGCATTGACGTTGACTTGTTCTTGGCATTCTTGAAGACTGGCGACAGTATTGTGTTGCAAGATGCGGCGAGTTCCAACAACTACCAAAAATGGATTTTGACTGCTGACCCAACAACAGTACCAAACACATCCATTACTTGTCCTGTTACTTTGTCCACATCTGGCGGTACAGGCACAACTGGCTTCGCAAACAATCTAGCTTTGATTGCCGTGTTGCAGTCTGTTGGTGTTGTTGGCCCTACCGGTCCTACAGGCGCGGCTTCTACTGTTGCCGGTCCCACAGGCCCAACAGGAAATGTTGGCGCGACTGGCCCCACTGGCGCACAAGGCGATGTTGGCCCCACCGGACCACAGGGCGCACAGGGCATTCAGGGCGTTCAGGGAAATGTCGGACCTACTGGCCCACAGGGAATTCAAGGCGAAACTGGCGCAACTGGCGCAGTCGGACCCACAGGACCGCAGGGAATTCAAGGTGATGTTGGACCCACTGGACCCACCGGCGCACAGGGAATACAGGGCGTAACTGGACCCACTGGCGCACAAGGAATTCAGGGAATTCAGGGCGTACAAGGCGAAGTTGGCCCCACAGGACCCACGGGCGCGCAAGGCAATGTTGGACCTACCGGCCCCACAGGAGCCACTGGCGCACAAGGCATTCAGGGCGAAGTTGGCCCAACAGGACCTCAGGGAATTCAGGGCGTTGTCGGACCCACAGGCCCCACTGGAAGCACTGGAGCCACTGGCGCGGTTGGACCTACAGGACCACAAGGAATTCAGGGCGAAGTTGGACCTACTGGACCACAGGGCGTTCAGGGCATACAAGGCATTCAGGGCGTTACAGGACCTACCGGACCAACAACGTACCCTGCAAGCGGTATTGCCAACTCGTCCGGTTCTGCTTGGGACACATCCTATTCCACAACAGGAACTGGCTCAGTGGTTGTTTTGGCGACAAGCCCAACCCTGACTACACCGGCTATCGGAACGCCGTCCTCGGGCAATTTAAGCAACTGTACTGCTGACGGCACAAATGCCGTTGGTTACAGAAATATTCCAAGGTCGGGCGCGGCTAAAACTTCCAGTTACACGCTTACAACAGGCGATGTTGGTGAGTTTATCCAACTTGATACTGGTGGAAGTGTTGTTGTACCAGATGCAATTTTTGCTCTTGGTGACGCGGTTGTTATTTACAACAACACAGCAAGTTCAATTACGCTTACTATGTCAATCACTACTGCGTACCTTGCAGGCACAGCAACTGACAGGGCCACAATGACTTTGGCACCCGTTGGTATTGCTAACATCCTTTTCCTATCAGGTACTATTTGTATTGTCACAGGAAACGTGAGCTAAACCATGAGTGGAATTACAGGTGCTTTTGTTGGCGGGACTTATAGTTCTGCTCCTGTGAACACGGTCGCCCCTGTCGTAAGCGGCACGGCGACCGTGGGTCAAAGTTTGGTTTGTACCACAGGAACATGGACGGGGCTTCCTGCACCGACCTACACATATCAATGGCAACGCAATGGTTCAAACATAAGCGGGGCAACTTCATCCGGTTATCAACTTGTGTCTGCTGATGCGGGTAATCCAATCCGATGCGTTGTCACGGCGACAAACTCTGTCAGTGCTGTGAGTGCCAATTCAAACTCAACAGCCTCTGTTGCCGCAAGAGCACCGAATGCACCTACCATTGGCACGGCAAGCAGAACAGGCTCTGGCACTGTAGCTGTCACCTTTACGGCCCCTTCGGACAACGGTGGAGCGACTATCACAAGTTACACGGCAACATCCTCGCCGGGCAATATCACTGGTAGCGTGTCACAATCCGGCTCAGGCACAATCAACGTGTCTGGTCTGACTAATGGCACGGCTTACACGTTCACTGTTACGGCTACAAACTCTGCCGGAACAAGTGCGGCAAGTTCAGCAAGTAATTCTGCAACACCATACACAGTGCCCGGTACGCCAACTGTTGGTACTGCAACAGCGACAGCTTACAACCAAGCAACAGTTTCCTTTACAGCACCCGGAAGCAACGGTGGTTCTACCATTACAAGCTACACGGCTGTTGCAAGCCCCGGCGGTGCTACCGGCAGTTTGTCGCAAGCGGGTTCAGGCACGATTACAGTGAACGGGTTGTCAGGCGGCACTACCTACACATTCACTGTTTACGCTACCAATGCGGCGGGCAACTCGTCCTCTAGCGGCTCGAGTAACTCAGTAACAACATCTGCCGCACCGGGACAAGCGGCATATACGACACCGGGAACTTATAGTTGGACAGCCCCTGCCGGTGTTACATCTGTTTGCGTGGTCGCTGTTGGCGGCGGCGGTATTGGAGATTGCTCCGGTGGTAATGGAACATCTGGTGGCGGTGGTGGCCTTGCATGGAGAAATAACATTTCAGTTTCTCCCGGTACTTCATACACTGTTGTTGTTGGAGCAGGAACAAGTAACTCAGCCAGTTATTTCAATAGCTCGTCAACTGTTGAAGGTCGCGGAGGTAGGCGTGGCAATATCGGCGGCGCAAGAGGTGATTTTTACGCACCCGGCGGCGGCGGCGGTGATGGCGGTCAAGGCGGTTTCGGATGGCCCGGAATTATTGAATCCGGCGGCGGCGGCGCGGGCGGCTATTCAGGTAGTGGTGGCGCGGGCTTCAATTATCTTGGCGGCGGTAACTATGCTGACCCAACAAACGGCTCAGGTGGTGGCGGCGCGGGCGGCTTCAACGGCGGCGGTGGCGGTGTCGGAATTTTAGGCCAAGGTGCTAATGGCGCGGTCAATGGAGGCGGCGGTTCAGGTGGCGCAAACTATAGCGGCGGCTCTGGTGGCGCATACGGCGGTGGCGGCGGTACTGACGGCAATAATGGCGGCGGTGGCGCGGTTCGTATTATTTGGGGTTCAGGACGAGCATTCCCATCTACTAACACAGGAAATCTGTAATGGAACTGTTTATCAAAATTGTTGACGGGCAACCTTCAGGTCATCCAATGTTGGGTGACAATTTTTGTCAAGTGTTTCCTGATGTAGATACTACAAATTTGCCGCAAGAATTTGCTCGGTTTGAACGTGTTGAACAGCCTTACACAACAGATTTTCAAGTTTGTGAAGGCCCTGTGTATCAATGGGAAAACGGCGTTGTAAAAGATGTCTGGACTGTGCGTGATATGAATGATTCTGAACGCGCAGAGGTAATTCAGATCAAAACAAATTTTGCAAACCAAATGCACGGTCAATTAAAAAGTTTTGTTGAAGCGAAATTGACAACAGAAACTGACACGACTGCTATTGCGGCCCTGAATGATTGGCTTGTACAATTAAATGCGTGGACGTTGGTTGACCCAGTCAATCCAAATGTACCGTCCGCACCGGAAATCCTTGTACAGATGTACAGGCCAAAATAAACGATACAACACTACAAGATATGAAAAAACTCAAAATAGCAGTCTACGCAATCAGCAAAAACGAAGAACAGTTTGTAAACAGATTTTGTGACTCAGCCAAAGACGCAGACCTTGTGTTGATTGCTGACACGGGTTCTACAGATGAAACTGTTGCTAGGGCCATAGAGAACGGTGCTTCAGTTTTTGATATTTGTGTCAAGCCTTGGCGGTTTGATAAGGCCCGTGACACGGCATTGAATCTCATCCCGGGAGATTTTGATGTGTGTATCTCCCTCGACCTAGATGAAATCCTTGAACCGGGATGGCGGGAGGAAATTGAACGTGTGTGGCAAGACAACACAACTCGTCTGCGTTACAAGTTTGATTGGGGCTGTGGCATCAGCTTCTACTACGAGAAAATTCATCATCGTCAGGGCTACCACTGGCATCACCCTGTACACGAATACCCAAGACCTGACGGTCGCACTGTAGAAGTGTACGCCCACACCGATATGCTGTTGGTCAGCCATCACCCTGACCCAACCAAGTCCCGGGGCCAGTACATGCCATTGCTTGAACTAGCGGTGCAAGAGGACCCCATCTGCCCTCGCAATGCGTTCTATCACGCCCGCGAACTGACGTTCTACTATCGTTGGCAAGAGGCTATAACAGCCCTCAACAGATATTTGGAACTGCCCGGTGCGACTTGGCCTAATGAGCGTTGTTACGCAATGCGGTTGTTGGGTAAATCCTATGAGCATCTACACAACCATCACGAGGCCTACAAGTGGTATCAGATGGCCTGTGCAGAGGCCCCTAACACCCGTGAGCCTTGGGTTGACTTGGCAATGTTTGCGTATATGACACACGACTGGAATACGTGTTTTTACGCATCTCAAAAAGCCCTCGAGGTGAAGGACAAGGCCCTTGTGTACACGATGGACCCAAGCGTGTGGACAGAGAAACCTCATGACCTTGCAAGCATCGCCGCTTGGAACCTTGGGTGGGGCGACTTAGCAAGACAACATTTAGAGGATGCCATAAAATTCAACCCAACAGATGCCCGGCTGTTGTCCAACCGGGAATTGATGAAAGCATCGAATGACAACAATGACAGAGACGGAAGCGCGACTGAACAGTCACGAAGCGGTCTGCGCCCTGCGGTACGAGCAGATAAACGCCCGCTTGAAGCGGCTTGAGGGGATTCTGCTAAAAACAGCCGGGATTATGTTGGTTTCGATGGCAGGGGTTATTTGGGCCTCTGTATCGCACTTACCTAAGTGACATGACAAAGGTTGACCATGAAATGGTTTGTGGTCATCCTTATGACGGCGGGTATGTTGGTTGCCGCACAAAGCGGTTGCAACATCAGCGAGTTTTACTCAATCGGCTACACGCTACACAACCCTACAGAACGGCATCGAGGTCTGCTGAACTGGCTACAACACAATGGTGAACGTTGTAGCAAAGAACAACTCACCAACATTTGGAACAACTTGCCTGATTGGGCCGGTACAGCAGACACCCCGGAATTACGACAAAGAGTTATAACCCTCTACAACAGGACGATTGAGAGGGAAAACAAATGATTGGGCTTGACAAGTGGTATCCCTTCGTACACCCGAACCCATACGACACAAAAGGCGTGGCCTTTGCTAAAGCTGTTGAGCGTGTTGAAGGCGAGTACAGGGAAGCAATGAAGGCCAACAAAATTGAACGCAAAACAGAGGCTTATGAAGTCGAGTTGTACAACAAGAGGGCAAGGCAAAATACGATTGAGTTGGAGATGTTTACCAACAAAAGAAGGTTTCAGATTTTCATATGAGTTGGCCTGAGAGGTACTATGCAAAACGTCAAGGACAAACTGGTCTACACGGTCACAATATGCGTGACCCTCACCCTGTGTATCTCCGTGTTAGCCATGGTGGTTGCCTTTATGTTGGGGCTGTGGGCCAAGGAGGTGGACAATGCAGAAATTTTCAAGATGATTTCACCGGCTTTTTCTACACTCATAGGCGGCATGATTGGGTTCCTGAGTGGTATCAAGCTGAACAAAAACGACACGATTGACAAACCAAAAGGGGATAGCAATGATGGGATTAGATGCGATTTTGAGTATCGGAACGAAACTCGTAGACAAGCTGATTCCGGACCCGGAGGCGAAGGCAAAAGCACAGCTTGAACTACAAAAGATGGTCCAAGACGGTGAGTTGGCTAAACTCGCCAATGAAGCCAAGATGTATGAGGTCGAACAGGAAAATGTCACCCGCCGCGCAGAGGCTGACATGGCCTCGGATTCTTGGCTGTCAAAAAACATTCGCCCAATGACGCTAATTTTCCTGTTGGCGGCCTACAGCGGCTTTGCCATTGCCTCAATCTTTGAGTATGAAACCCGTGGGGCCTATGTTGAACTGTTGGGCCAATGGGGTATGTTGGTAATGTCGTTCTATTTCGGTGGAAGGACTATGGAGAAAATCGCAGATAGGGTTAAAAAATGAACTTGACACCGCACTTCACTCTTGAAGAATTGACACACACGGACCACCGTGAACTGGAGAACATCCCAAATGAAACTGAACAAGCAAACATTCAAAGACTGGCTGAATTCCTTGAAGAACTCAAGACCTTACTTGGCGGTAAGCCGATTATGGTCAATAGTGCGTTCCGGTCCAAAGCAGTAAACGATGCCGTAGGAAGCAAAGACACGTCACAACACAGGGTTGGTTGCGCGGCAGATATTCGCGTCCCGGGCATGACGCCTGATGAGGTAGTGAGGGCTGTTATTGCCTCAGACCTCGGGTATGACCAAGTGATTCGAGAATTTGACCGTTGGACGCACATGAGCATCCCCAATGAGGCCGCGAGGAACCCGCGCAAACAGGCCCTCATCATTGACAAAACCGGAACCCGGGTGTTTGCCTAAGGCTTTGTGATGTAAAGCACCGGTTGACCCGCCGGTGTTCGGATGACCCCTGTAACCTGACTGGCCCCACAAAATGCGGGCCGGTTCCGGGATTGACAGGGGTCGTTTGCGTTGAAAGAGGCCGCAACCCAACCCGGAGGTTTTGCGCAAGAACACAGCAAAAACGTGCTCAGTGCAACGATTGCGGCCCGGGTCACAGCAACCCCCAACCAAGCATAAAAATCTCGTAATTGATGCGGCAAACAAATCCGAAAATCAGCATGCCGAAATTCCAAAGCAAAATTCCTGTGATGTATTTCATTCTGCATCCTCAAAAAAATCATGATTCTCGCGGCGGCCACGATTGTCCTTGTGGGCTTTTGGCGTGTGCTTGTACCTGAAAATGTAAGCCCTGTCAGGGTATGACAAGGCAAACAGGCGGGCAAGGTAAGGCGAGGTGTTGTTGCTGATTTTGAACCCTGAGAGGGTCCGTTCCATCACGGCTGTGTGATGACGTAAAAAGTGAATGATTGTCCTTGCAGAGTAGTGCTTAAAGCCTACACCAATCACGGCAAAGGTTTCGCGCACAAACAGTTTCCAGATGTGTTCGTTCTTGGGGAACCATTCCACAAACTCATCAGAAAACTGCTCACGGTTTTGACCTATCAGGTCTATGTAGCGGTCTGTCATGTTTTATCCTTTTCGGCTTTTTTCCAATATGAAGCATTGACTATGGTTAGGAACAACGATCAAGGTCATTTTGTGTACACGTTTTGACCTTGACCGTCCGTGTTAAAACTGGTAACGCCGGTGCGAGGTGGGGCTACACCCCACCCAACATCAGTACTGCGGCTCTTGCTCCTGTTCGGCCTCGGGTTCAGGGTCGTTCAGGAATGCTCTGCCGTCCCAATTCTTGAAGGGCATGAGGTCAAGGACCAACATCTGCCCTGCGCGGGTTTCAATCACGCTACCAATGGTGCGGTAGCGGTTCTTTTCTTTGCCGTCCTTGTCGGTGTATGTGCCGATGGATGCTTTGACGATTTTTAGGGTTTTAGCCATTAGAGTACCTTTAGGTTGTTGAGAAACTTCACTTTTTCTTGCACTTCGTTCAAGAACTGTTCGACCTGATTTTCCAAGTCAACTACCAACATCTCGTTCATAGGAACACGGATGATTTTGAGTTGGAGGAGTTCAGGCATACGGGGGTCGAACGACACAAAGTCGCACCAATCCCGGTCAGTACACGCCATCTGCCACTGCATCTGTAGCATGTACTTGTTGTCAATCGTCCCGTTGATGAGGGTTTCGATATGTGTGGCGGTGTTAGGGCACTTGATCTCAATCAGGCCTTTGTCACCCACGAGGCCGTCAGGAGATGCTCCACACATAGACAAGGATTCGTGTTCTACAAACCCTACCTCATCCACAATCGTGTCCGTTGCCATCTCGTAAGCGGCGCGGGCCAGTGGCTCAGTGTCAGTGCCCCACTGCATAGCAGAGTTGCTGTAGGACTCAGTGGGCTTGCCGGTCATGCGTTCGACAATCAACTGAGCCATGTAATTGGCCCGGCTTGCAGAGGGGCCTGTCTTGGTCTTGGCGACAACGTCTGCGATGCGCGAGGCTGTCACCTTGCCCAAGCGGGCGGCGAACCAATCATCTGTTCTTTGGTCCATCATTCGCCTCCAAATATGTCGTTAACGTACTCAACAAGTGATTCATCAGGATTTTGTTCGTCTAATTGTTTTGCAATGTCGAGGGCAGAATGGGTCCCGCAGTGCTTAACAATAAAAGCAAACAAACCGTTGATGACCTGAGCATTTACAGATGCTCTTTCATCTGAATCTTGTATCAATGTTCGGATTTCCCCTCTCAAATTCACAACAAGGGCTTCATAAGCGTCAATCAAGTTGTCCATCATTTTTCTCCCAATGATTTTTTGCGTTTGTCTTTGGCGGCGATGATTTTCTTCTGCGACACAAGGTCGTTGCGGGCGGCTTCATAGGCGGCGAAATACGCCACTTTGAGGCTTTCACCGTCTGTTGCTGACATGATGTTGGTCAGGTGGTCTGCCAACTCGTTTTCCGGGAGCATGAATTCTGTCTTGACAGAAGCCGCCATACCGTCATCGTCTACTGGTGCGAGGCCAAAACTCGACATGAGCGAATAGCGGCGGGCATACGTCAATGCGCTACCAAAGGCTGTAGGGCGGGAATCAGCCACAGGCAAGTGCAACTCACCAAGGACCAACAGGCCGCCTGATTCGTGAATGATGACGGTCTTAACAAACACGCCGTTGTCCTTTGTTTCGGCCCATTGAGTCAGGCCGAAGCCCTCGTCATGGAGGCCGTCAATCACAGCATCAATGCACTCTGACAGGTCCGCATAGCGGCTCTTGAGGTGAGTGTTCTCGACTTTTTTGAGGGCCTTTTTAAATTTGCGTTGTGCGCGAACGAATGCGCTGTACACGACAGCATCTTCATTAGGCTCAACGTACCAGTCTTTTTTGCCTTGTTCAGGCATAGGGATGTATTCCCCGGGTTGTGCTTGTTCAGTCATTTAGTGTCCTTTTGTATGCTTCAATTACTACGGTTTGTGCTTGAATTGTTTTGTCTTGAGTGTTGAGAATTTTGCAGAGCGTTTCTACAACACCTCTCAACAAACCTACCTCATAGGCCAAGGCGTCCTCACGGAACATCCCCTCATATTTTTGTTTTGCGATTGACTCAGCGTCATACACAATACTTCTGTAGTCATAGGTCATAAGACCCCCAACAGAACGGCTTGCCAAAATAAGTCTTCATCAGACATTACAGTGGGCGTTGTGAACCGGGACCCAATGACAATCCCGGACTTGGTTGTGACGAAATTAGTCATTGTTCTCCCATCTAGCAATGGCGGCCTCATCAGCATCTGCTTGACGTTGCAAGGTGTGATGGGCCTCAATTTTGGTTGTAATGGCTTCATAGTCTTCCTCTGTGAGTGCGTACATGATTTCACCCTCGTCAGTGCTGAGTGAATAGTCGTACCCTTCAGACAACCCAACAGACGGGTCGGCCTCAAGATATTCGTACTCAACAAGGACCTCATCGCCTGTGGAGGGCAAAGACATTTCAAACGACCAGTCCATTAGGGCCTCCATACAAACAAGTCGAACACAACCACTGCGATGCCAATGGCGTACACAGCGAACCAAATCACATTCCACTTCATGGAGTCAAACTCTTTTTCTGTCATGTATTTCATTTTGTTTCCTTTGAGGGGCCGAAGCCCCGTTGATTACGCCAACAACAAGGCCTCTGCTTGGGACTTCAGGCGGTTGCCGTCACCGAACCATGCGTTAGTCATGCGGGTGTCAGCGTTGTGACCTCGTTCATGGTCTACAAACTGCGTGACAGCGTTCAACAGGCCCCACTTAGTGCCACTAGCACCGGGAAGGTCTGCACCCATGCCCTTGCCATCGAACAACTCCAACACCTTGCGGTAGGACCGGCTGTCGGTCAACAAAGATTGTTTCTGAGTCATCCCGGGCAATTTAACCAGTTGCTCTGTAGGGGGGAACAACTCTGTCAAAAAGGACTTCACGAAGTTGCTGTTAACACCGGCGCGGGCCAACTTGCGGTAGTCATCCATCATTCCCTCAAAGCCGCCTACGACAAGGCCAAGGCGGTCGCGCATCATGCTTGCATCGAAACGTGCGCCATGAGTGATAGACACACGGCTTGGGGACTTCTCACGGTCTGCCATTGACAGGGTGTTGTTACACACGACACGCACACTGGTGAACTGGCCCATAGTCGCTGTTGAGCCATCGAAACTTGTTGACAGCAACAGATAGCCACGCACAGCGTCATCAGACAACACACAAGCCTCTTTGTTGACGTTAGCCAAGGCCCAAATACGTTTGCCGCCACTGATGCAACCGGCTGTTTCGAGGGTGAAACCGGCTGAAGACACAAGCGTGTTGAAAAAGTCGAGAATCTCACCGGGTTGGTGAATGCGGTAACGGTCTGTCACGACACCCAAAGGCTTGTTTGTGTCGTTGCGGTAGATGACCTTGCGGCCTGTGACAGCGACCATTGAGGACAAAGAGTCATTAGGCTTGAACAGCACGGGTGTGACCTCGGCATCCCAGTTCAATCCGGCCTCTTTACGCCACACCTCGATAGGTGCGTTGGGGGAGAGGTCCTGACCGAGGCCGTGCCAAGGTTTCGCGCCTACATAAGCAATTTCAGCTTTGTTAGTGATTGCGTTTGTTTCGATTAAGTGAGCCATTTTAGTTTCCTGTAATAAAGACCCCTGAGGGGCAAAGTTGTGATGTACCGGTTGGCACATCCCAAGGCTCACGTGATGAGCCTCAGGATATGTCATCAAATATCTTTTTCTGATGCTAGGCGACCATACAAAGCAATGCTTGTTTCAATCTGTTCCAAGGTTGGCTTGAACAAACAGAAATAGTCGTGTGAAGAAACACACTTCTGATTGCCTTCAAACCAAACAAGGCTGACAGCGCGGTACTCATGAGCAATATGAGCAATGGTGTACACCTGTGCGTCTTTTGCGCCTGTCACAACAACCAGTTGACCGATGTAGAGTTTTTTGTGGGAGATGTAGCGTTGCATTATTTTGCTCCTGCCAAGATTGCGGCAACACGATGGTCTGTCAAAAACTGTTCCATCACGGCGTTTGTAATGATCTGGTCCATGCGGGCCTCGACAGCCATCATCGTTTCTACAGACAAGTCTGTTGACAAGCCACGGCGTGAGCGAATCTCTGCGGGAACACCGGCGATACGGAAAATGGCGCGGAACTGTTGAGCCTTGTTACACAGGCCGTTGTTGTACAAGTCGTAGTAGCAGTTGCAAGCACGGCGAAACAAGTCAAGTGCTTCGTTTTGAGTGAGGTTGGGGCAAGGGCCTGAGTCAGGCAACAGGGTTTGCAAAATGTCGGCTTGTTGCTGAAACTTGCCTGTGTTATCCCAATATGATTTCATGATGTTTCCTTTGTAAAGACCCTCGAGGGGCATATCAGATGTACCGGTTGGCACATCTCAAAGCCCGCTGTACGGGCTTCAAGATGGGTCATCAGGCAATGATGTTGAAATGGAAGTGAACGCCGTGTTGAAGGGCTTTTGTACCGATGAACACAGGGAAGAAACGACCGTCTGTGTGGGTCATGATGAAGTAGCGCAATTCGCTGTGAAAGGCTAATGGGTCGTGTGGGTATTTTTTTGCTACGGCTTTGTGAGCGTTCTCAACAGTAGCGTATGTTTTTGTGGGAGTGATTTCAACAGAGTAAGCCATTTTGGTTCCTTTTAAAGACCTCAAGAAATTCGAGGCATGGACGTAATTCTGATGACAAAAATAATTTCGGCAAGAACTTTTTTTATAGTTAACTAAAACGTAGGGGAATGTGCAAATTCTCAAATTCAGGGAATTCCCTAGTCGTGCGCAAGAACAGCAAAAATCGCACGTTTAAGCAATTTTGTGCATCGCTTGCATATTCGGTTCGGGGTCATCGCAATCGTTGCACCTCGCATTTTCGTGTTAGAAAAAAATATATTTTTCAGGGTGCGCGGTCCGGCGGCATAATCACGGCGAACCCGGATAGAACTGAAGTCATGAGCAGTTTGAACAGTGAGCCTCCCCACTTTCCGGTGTTTCTTCAGCGGAGGACAGACGGAGAAAATTTATGTTTCACTATCCCTTTCATGTCGGGGACTACATCGCCGACACTGCTCACTTGAGCATTGAGGAAGACATCGCCTACCGGCGGCTGTTGGACCTCTACTACACTTCTGAAAAACCAATACCCAATGATGGGAAGCAAGTTTCAAGACGAGTCCGCATGGGACAGCATGAGGCCTTAATCAATGCAATATTGGATGAGTTTTTTACCTTGCAAGACGATGGCTGTTGGCATCACTCCCGGTGCGATGATGAGATAGCCAAGTTTCAAGGGTTCATCGAGGCCGGAAAACGTGGGGCCGCAAAGAGGTGGGCAAAGCCCTCGGATAGCCACCCTATTGAGGGGGCAATAGTAACCGAGAACCAAGAACCGAGAACCGAGAACCAAGAACCAATATCTATAGATGCTAAAGCATCTAAGTCGAAAACTGCGTTTCCCGACTGTCCGCACGGGCAGATTTTAGAACTGTGGAAAAAACGGTTGCCACATCTTATGCAACCAAGGACTTGGGAAGGGGCAAGACAGACAGCCCTAAAAAACCGTTGGACACAAGCCGCAAAACCATCTGAGTATTCGCCTAAGGGCTACAACACACAGGCCGAAGGCTTGGACTGGTGGGATTCTTTTTTCATGTACATCGCTTGTGACACAAAACTTGCTGACGGGTTTGAGTCACAAGGCCGTGTATGGAAGCCAACACTTGAATGGGTCTGTCAAGCATCCAACTTCGCAAAAATTATTGACGGGAAATACAACAAATGAAAAACTGGCCTTTCCCACCGTTCCCCAACCCTAAGGACAAAGGCAACAGAGTCCCTCGATTCAACCCTGACAACTATGAGGATGCGCCAATATGATGCCGTCAATCGACTTGGGTGCTACACACTCAACAAACAAATTCAAGTTTTGTAACAAGTGCGAGGTAATGAAGCCACCAGAGGGCGGTGTTGAGATGGGTCCGAAGTGGCACTGTCAAAACTGTTGGACCAAGCGCATCACAAGCAAAAACCTCAACATAAACCGACACAACAAGGTGAAATCATGAGTTTCGCAAAACCCTATGTGAGCAAGATGGAAGATGACATGGCCCAAGACCGGGCAAGTCAATGTACAGCGAACGGCTGTCCAAACCGTTGGGCCGTGAGTGAAGGCCATCTCTGTTCCGCACACGCATGGTCTAACGTCCGGGATTGGCCCGCAATAACTGATGCCGAAATAACGAAGGCGGCTCAAAGGTCAAACCGCAAAGCAACCCCTGTTCAACCGGCCCGAGTGGTCACTGACGCAGAAAAACGTGCCGCAGTGGAGGCTTTCCGGTCCTTGGCAAGGGGTGGTACAGACCCGAAGCATTGGGCAGTAAAACTCAAAGAGCGTGAGTTGGATGGTGAGCAACTGTCAGCCATTCAACGCCGCCTGTGGAGGGAGGTTTTACATGAGCCCGTCTGAAGCAAAAAGAATTTTGGACATGGTGAGGGAAGGCAAGAGGATTCCTTTTCATCACATACACAAAGCACTCAACGTAACTGGTGATTTAGATGATGGACGACAGACCGACAAGAGCAGACAGGGAGTGGATGGAACTCTGCGAAGCCCGGGAGTGGGTGAGGCGATACCAAGCCAAGATTGGCGAGGTCGGGTCCGTGAAAGCGCAATCATGGTGGGAGCAAGTAAAAATTGACATCGAAAAAAAACGGGGCAAACACGCCCTTGAAACTCTGAGAAGGAATATGTATGAGGCGCGCCGCAAGGATTGATGCGAACCAAACACAGATTGTGTCGGCCTTGAGGTCGGTCGGTGCTTCTGTTGAGTTGTTGTCTGCTGTTGGTAAAGGTTGTCCTGACTTACTGGTCGGTTATCGAGGTGTGAACCTCCTGATGGAAGTCAAAGACGGCAAAAAGCCTCCATCTGAACGCAAATTGACCTCAGACCAAATTGTTTGGCACACGGAGTGGAAAGGTGTAGTGTTTTTGGTAACAAGCGTTCATGACGCATTAGACGCACTGGAGATAAAAATTGAAAAACGTTGAAGAATCAGCCCGGTTCATCCGGGAGAATGCCGGGTCATACGGCAACGCCAAGGGCCGGAGGGTCTACCTTGAGGAATTTCGGAAGTCAAAAAAAGCATTGCTGATGAAAGATGCTTTGCGTAAGGGCATCGAGGCCGCCAACGCCCAAGAGCGTGAAGCCTATGCCAACCCGGAATACAGGGAACTGTTGGAAGGCCTTGCGGCGGCTATTGAGGACGAGGAAACCCTAAAGTGGAAAATTGAGGCGGCCCGGCTAGACATCGAGATATGGCGAACACGCCAAGCAACCGAGCGTATGGTCATAAGGTCGCACGAATGAGAAAACAGACAAAGCGCAAAATTTGGGCTTTGATTGACCCAATACAACACGGCATCATTGGCGCGGCTATCACGCCCAGACAGACACTCAACAAACTCAGGTTCACTGAATATGCGGCGTTAGAGTCGATGGTCAAAGGGTCCGGAACCATACACGACTGGCGCACATTAGTCGATGTGCTGAATCTCTCAGAGATGATGGCAAGGAACGGTGTAGGGCCTGAGGTTTTGCCTGTTTGTGAGAAGGTTCAAGATTCCCTACACAAGGCCGCATTACGGTATCAGGAAACAATGCAGATGGGCCTCGATGGTCCGGGTATTCAGGCTGTCAGGGATTTACTTGAATATGCAGATTTACAACAGTCGAGCATTACCCGGGCAGAGTTTGAACGCTATGTCCAAAAAACCAAAAACTACATTAGGTCTAATGGCAACATGGTTGTGGAAATCGAATGAATAACAAACTGACTTCAACAGAACGGCTACACCTCGCAAGAGTGAAAGAAATGCCTTGTGGGGTATGCGGTCAAGCCGGTCCGTCCGATGCTCACCACGTTGAACAGCACATGCAGTACCTGTGTATTCCTTTGTGTAAGGATTGTCACCAAGGCTCACATAACGGCATACACGGTCGCAGAAGTATTTGGAATGTGTTGAAAAAAACCGAGTTATCTGTCTTGAACGATACAATCCGTAGGCTTACAATGTAAATTCACAGGGAGGCTACATGGTCAAATTCAAAGCAACCGTAGAGGCGACACGGATTCCGTCAAAGGACCCGGTGATGGACTTCACGATGTGCGTTCTCAACAGCGTTACAGTGACGCATATTCAGCACCTTGTAGCGAAAACCTATGCGATTCACGTTGCATTAGGCGAGTTTTATGGTGAGGTCGGCGACTTGGTTGATTCGTTTGTTGAGTCATTCCAAGGGAAATACGGCTTGCTTACCAGTTTCCCTACAAGCTATTCAGTGCCGTCAATGGAGCCGATACCCTACCTTGAGTCTTTGAAACAAGAGGTCGATTACTACAGGCAAGCACAAGGTTTCCCACAGGATTCTGAACTGCAAAACGAGGTCGACAACATAGCAAACCTCATCAACAGCACGTTGAATAAATTGAAACACTACAAATAACACTACAGGACAAGACATGACAAAATTGAAGATTGTTTACCGACAAACCAGTGACCTGATTCCTTACGCAAGGAACTCGCGTACCCATAGCGAATTGCAAGTGGCTCAAATAGCCTCTAGCATCAAGGAATTCGGGTTCACTTCACCCATCCTGTTAGACGGTGAAAACGGCATCATCGCCGGTCATGGTCGCTATCAGGCCGCAATCAAAATGGCTATGCGCGAAGTCCCAACAATCGACTTGTCGCACCTGACAGAGGCTCAGAAACGGGCTTACGTCATTGCTGACAACAAGATTGCCCTCAACAGCGGTTGGGACGAGCAGATGCTTGAGTTGGAAATTCAAGACCTTCGTGATGCGGGCTTTAACATCGACCTCTTAGCCTTTGACCCGTCAGAACTCAAATCCGCAAGCGTGGACTATTCCGTGTTGGACGATGAGGAAATTGATGACCAACTGGACGATATGGCAAAGGGTGTTCGCAAGGCCATTCAAATCGAATTTGAACCCGAGCATTACGAGGAAGCAACAGAACTCGTAAAGTTTTGGCGTGAGCAGGGCGGCTATGTAGGCATGATGCTGTTGAATTACCTCAAGGCCGAAAAAGACAAACTGTGAAGTGTTTTTATTTGGTCGGCTATCACGGATGTGGGAAAACGACCCAAGCAAACTTGCTTGAAAAACACTTCCCTCATTACAACTACATAGGCGGCAAAGCCGGTCTGGACGCTATTGGTAGTGTGAATGAACTCGTAAGCCTTGTGAAAGCAAGCAAAACGGACATGGTGATACACGGCTGTATCTTTCAGACCGAACCAACTTTACTCAGGCTGTCCCGGTTAACAAGCCTCGAAATAATCGTGATGCACAGCCTACCTGAAACGGTGAAGCAAAGGACCTTGAAGCGTGGTGCGGCCTCTTACAACCTAGACAAATTCAAAGCTCACTACAGCTTCATCAAAAAACTTCCGGGATTGAAAAAAGTTTACTCATTTGGCCTACACGTTGTTAACAACAACCGGCCTACAGAGGAAGTGTTCAAAGACATAAGGCAAATATGTGCGCCATCATCGGCTTCATAAGTGACAGCCCTACCCAACAGGCGGTAGACACGCTCAAAAAAGTCTTTATTGAATCAAAGATTCGAGGAATGCACGCCTATGGCTATGCCGCTATTCAGGACGGGCACTTAATGGAGGCTAAGTCGAACGGCCTAAAGTCTTTGCTTGTAAGCATCAACAACCCTACACGCCTGATTGGGCACTGCCGTTACAGCACAAGCGGCGACTACAAGGATATGAACAACAATCAGCCCTTGCGTTATGGCGAGGAATATTTGGTTTTCAATGGCGTGATTGACATGAGAACAAAGGCTGAGATGGAAGCGGCCTACAACATCAAAATGAATTCCGACAATGACGGTGAAATCATGCTTCAGACCCCGAACCGGACCGGCTTGCTCAAGTCCGGAATAACGTTCAGCGGCCTGACACTCAATTCGCATGCCCTTGCGTTTTTTCGGAATGAGGGCAGGCCCGGGTACAAGGCGACCCGTTTCGGTGCAACCTACATTGCCTCGACTGCCGACATTTTGCGCAGGTGTTTGCTTCAGCCCGAACCCTTGAACCCTCATGAGGTGTACGAATGGACAACATAACCGAGTATTTGCGGTTTCACCGGGATTCATCCACGGCAAATGATATTGACCCTCAAAACGATTGCTTGTCTTACATTTCGGACCGATATGAACTGAACATCGAGCAAAGGTTTTGGTTGGCTTTCCTGTTTGGCACGTGTTACTGCGCACCAACGGTTTTTTATCTGTACAACGAATTTCCCGATTACAGCACGGTCGATGTAGGCCGCTTAGAGCGTTTTTGGGCCCATAACAAGCAAAAACTCGTGTTTCAGACCGACCGAGCAAGGGTCCGAAGCAACGATGAGTTTGTAAATTGCTTCAAGTCCTACAGGGCTATCGTAGGCCCGAACCAAGAGCAATTCTTCAAGCGGCTCAAGCACCCGTCAGCGGTCGAAACGTACAAAAATGCCCTCAAAGCCCTTGGAGGGCTTCACTACTTTGGGCGGTTCACGATGTTCATTTACCTTGAGATGGTATCGGTCCTAACAGACGTGAAGATGGTTCCACACACGCTAGACCTACGCAATGCTGAAAGTTGCCGCAACGGGATTGCCCTTGCTTTAGGCCGTCAAGACATATTCACGCATTTCACTGACAAGCCCCTAACAGACGCGAACTATGCGGACCTCGAAAAGGGTTTCCATCGCATCGTGGAGGCCGTACAGTACATGCCCATCCGTCACCAAGACATCTTCAACATCGAAACAACCCTTTGCGCCTACAAAAAGGTCAAACTAGGCAAACGCTATGTAGGCTTCTACATCGAGCGTATGCGCAAGGAAATCGAGGTCATGGAAAAGAACGTGCCAAGAGGCGTAGACTGGTCCGTGTTGTACGACTTCCGTAAGAAAAACTACCAACCCCGATTCCTGAAGGAAAAGCAATGAAACGTGTTGACCTCGTTCAAATCCCTCACAGCGTCAAGATTGGCGACACTTGCGGTCATATCGAACCGAACGTGACAGAGGACTGCGTGTTTTATGCTGACGGTGAGCCTGTAGGCTTTTACATCAAGGAAATAACGGGCAAATTGAGGCAGTTCATTGACGTTGCTAACGCAGAGTTGCTAACAGACCGTGTCCCGAAAAGCGTGATGAGGCGTTCAAGCGGCCTAACAAACGCTGAAAACGAAGTCGAGCAATACAGCACCATCATCGGCTCATGCCCTCCCAAGCCTCATATGCGTAGGCCCTACCCAACAATGTCGAGCGTTCACACGGTCAAATCGGCTAACACGTTCATCAAGGCAATGATGCTTGCTTGTAGGGAGTCCGAGCAACTCATCAAAGAGATAACCCCAAGCATCTATGAAAAACAGAAGTCAATTATTGAAACCAAGGTCCCTCCGCAATGGCGGTTTGGCGACTTGTTCACATCGAGCATTAGCAATTTCAACATCAGCGCACCTTTCCACCGGGATGCCGGCAACCTCGAAGGCTGTGTCAACGTCATCATCGCTAAGAAGCACAACGCCCGGGGTGGTAACACGACTGTTCCAGACTACGGCGCGACAGTGGACAGTCGAGATAACTCCATGCTTGTTTACCCGGCTTGGCGTAATGTCCATGGAGTAACCCCCATAGTGCCCACCCAAAAGGGGGGCTATCGTAACAGCCTAGTGTTCTATCCACTCAAGGCCTTCAACACGTATTGGGACTGATGCCATACTTACCTTCAAACAACAAGTGTTCGCAACTCGGGTGTAAGGAACCCCGTAGTAAATTGAACTCGTATTGTGTAGCCCACGGTGGCAAGGACTGGAGCAAGACCGAGTCATCGAGCATCTATCAAACACCGGCATGGCGAAGCATCAGGGCGCGTCTGTTAGAGGCTTGTCAGTGAAATGCGTGAATATGTCTTGACGGTTTAGGGCAAGCGCAATTCCGTTGCGGCAACTTTCAGCAATGCGTAGGTCTAGCGTGTGAGGGACCATCTTCACGTCTGTTA